TTACTGGTCATACAGCTTGGATAATGGACCCAACCGGATAGCTTCACGCAAATGATCAGGGGACAGGTGCGCATACCGCATTGTCATGGTCACCGTGGAGTGGCCCAAGATCTTCTGCAGGGTAAGAATATTCCCGCCGTTCATCATGAAGTGGCTTGCGAAGGTGTGGCGTAGGACGTGTGTGGATTGCCCCTTGGGCAGTTTGATCCCTGATCGTTTAAGCGCCTTATCAAAGGCTGGTTCACACCGGGTGAATATTCCATGTGCTTTGAAATGGTCCAGGATCTCTTTTTCCAGCTCTTTGGATATCGGCACTGACCGGGTGCGCTTCGATTTGGTGTTGGCAAACGTTACCTGACCATGATTTACCCTTCCCGGGACTAGATCCCGTCCCTCTCCCCACCGGCATCCTGTAGCCAGGCAAATCTTTGCCACCATCTCAGCATGGGGAAGCACGCAGGTTTCCCGTATGGATTTGAACAGTATCTCGATCTGATCCAGTGACAGGAACGACAGCTCCCGTTCTTGAAGCTTTAACATCCGGACGTTGGCGAGAGGGTTGGGGTAATCGATTTCTTCCAGGCGAAGCAGCTCGTTATACATGGCGCGGATGTAGCCAAGGTGGTTATTGAGTGTCTTGCCTGCTGTCCCTGATGCTAGAGCCGCTCCTCGATGAGCTGTGTACATGGTGCCCGTGAGTTTAGAGGCAACCGGGTTGCCTAGGCGTTGGGATACCAGGTGCATGGTATTTCGGCGCCTTACACCATGGGACAGGGTTTGCCCGTGTAACAGAAACCAGTGATCGATCAGTTCATTGAGTCGGCGTTTGTCCTGGGCGGGCTTGTTCCAGTCAGGGTTTTGGCTATACCGCGAACGGATATGGGCTTCATATCGTTTAGCCTCTCCCTTGGTTGGGAAGGTCTTACGGTGGCGTTTTCCCTTTACGGGCTCCACATCAACACGCCAACGGCCGTCAGGTAGAGACTTGATCATATGGCTTTCCCGTAGCGTATATAGCGTTCTTCCAATAGCTTCCTAACGTGCTTTTTCAGCTCCCACGTTTTCTTCCCCCTGTCTCGGTAGTGTTCGAGGATCAGCTCGAAGAAGGGGAGGGATTCGAGGGCTTTCCATGCCTGGGTGTGGCTCATACGGTGTCTAGCTGCACAGCTGATGTAGTTGCCCAGGAGAAGCTCCACGTTCTTACCCGAATAACCGGAAGCGCTTTTGTAATAGCGTTTGTAGTCCACTGTCGGGGGATCGAGAGGGAGGGCCTGACGGCTTATCAGTGTCCAGAAGGGGTCGTACCAGCCGGGACGGTACAGGTAGCGGAAGTTGTCGCAGCCATAGCGCCACAAGCCGTCCAGGTGTTCATGCAGATCCGCATAGTCTCGGAACTGGAGGAGTTCACCGGTGATCTGGTCGGTTGAGCCCTGGGCAAACTGTTCTACCACGGAATGATGAAACCGGAATTCGATACGGTAGACCGGTTTGTCCTCCTGATACGTGTCTTTTTCTGACCAGACAGCGCGCCAGTAGTCGAGTTTGTCCCGTAGTTTGGCTTCTGCTGTCTTGTCGTACACGGCAAGCTGGATGCCTGTGGGGGAGCCGAACAGGAAGGATTCACCACGGCCATAGACGGCACTAGAGGTGTCGAATTCAACGGTATCAATGCCGTGATAGCTGCGTACCTTGCGGGACCGGCAGTGCAGTTTGCTTTCAAATTCCTTTGGGGGTGTCCATCCCTGAACGTCCATGGCGATGTGAACGGCGCATTGTGCGGGTTCCGGTTGGATCAGTACCTGCTCTGCATAGCGGTCGATAGTGGCCTGTAGTTGTTGCGGGGTCATCGAGCGGATGCAATGAGGGGAGACTTCAATTTTCAGGTGGGGGCCAATGGCGTCTATCTGAGCGTGGAAGCTCTTGATCAGCAGGATAATCCCCAGATCCGCATTCTGTAGCCGGTATTGGTATCCAGAATCCCGCCCGATTCGTCCCGCTGACCACCGTTCCCCGGCAAACGACACAATGCCTGGTTCATCAAACAGGGCTAACACTTCCTGTTGGAGCTGCCCTTTGTAGAGTTGGCGCACGGTATCGGTCCCGAAATGGACCACATTGACGTGACTCATGTCGAACGTATCACCGGTTCCCGGATCGACAAAGAACTCTCCCCACGGGCTTTCTACCATATCGGGATCGAGTGAAATGCAGTGTCTTGGAGGACGAGCCATAACGAGTACCTATTGTGGTCTAATGTGGTTGTCGTGTTTCTGTTGTAAGACGTGTTACAGGGACGTCTCTAGCTGAGCCAAGGCGCGCGCGCAGGGTTCGGGACTCACCCACGCGCGCCCGCCATGGCATCGCTGCTTTCGTTCCCCTCATTACTGGTCGATCTGCGTGAGTTCCGGCGTTCACGGTCTTCATCGTCATTTCTGGAAGCCAGGTGATTGAAAAGGCCATCTTTCAGAACGCGCTTACACATTTGCGTCGACATATCGGCGATCTTGGTTCCTTGCTGGGTGTAGCAGGTGCAATCGCTGTAATCGGAGCGCATGGACATACAGCCGTGGACTACGGGCACCGCCTGAACCTCCATGGCCTTCTCTCTATAAATGGGAGCCGTAAACGGTAGCCCCCTCACATCTGCCTTAAACGCTTCCCCCCATTCCATTGGAGGCAAGTAAGCCGTGGCGTTGTGCGGCATTGGGGTTGTGCCTGGGGGAGCATGATCAGTAGAGGTAATGGCACTATCGGCGGGGCTATATTTGGAGGTGAAGCCATCGAAGAACGCCCAGAAGCAATAGCCACCGACGAGAACAGCGGCGACCAGTACCAGCAGGATTTTGGGCGGTTTGAATTTATGGGTGTGAACTTCAGCTGAGTGATAAAGGCCCCATGTTTCCTTGGGGAGTTTCTTTCTGCTGGTGGTGCAGCGTGCCAGATCCGCCCGGTTAGATGGCGAGACGTAACCCGTGCCGCAGTGATATTCGACGGCAAAAGGCGAACCAAACGGCCGGCTGTAGTGAAACTGTTCATTGCAGATCTTGCGGGCGTGGCTGTCGAGCAGCGTGGGTTCTTGGGTGATGAACTCCACATCCCAACCATGATGGCGGTGGGTTTCCAGGGCTTGCAGGCCGGGGGGAACCGGTTTGGCCGGGGCTCTGACCGGGAATAGCTGCTGGGCTTCGTCCAGGATAACGATGGCACCATCAGGGACATGCTCGTGCCAGCTTTTTGCCTGCTGATCATCCAGTTCATGCCAACCGAGTTTTTGTTTGCCCTCCTCGGTTAAGCGAATGCCCCGGTAATAGATGGGGCGGCTAGTCTCGTTGAGGTAGCGGGCAATGGTGTGGCTGGTTTTGCTGCTGCCGGGGGTGCCGGTGATCAAGCGAAACATATCAGCCTCCGCTTTGGTCCGTCATGAATTGCAGGCGCTTAAAGCCCGATGACGCCATCAGGAACGAGACCGTACCGATATGGGCAGACAGGCAAAGGCTCAGGAAGGTATCGAATCCAGCCAAGCCCACCAGGTGCATCACATCACTGGCCACCCCGCCCAATTCATTATGAACACGGCTAACCAGTTCATTCATGAGCGTGGTGACACCAACGTAAGAGACGACACCCAAGCCAATCGAAAACAGCACCCGGGCGACGATGCCACCGGCAGCCGCTGCCAGAAACGTACCCATGGAACCGGAGAGAAGGCCAGCAACGCCAGCCACGATAGGTAATGGCATTAGTTTTTAATCCTCCTGATCATGATGAAGGCCGCGGCAACGTAACCCAGCGCAATCACAAAGGGCCGTACTCCCTCAGCAACGGTGCACATGGGTTCCCATGACAGCTCATAGGTCTTGCCGTAGAAGGTGAATGTCAGGGGCGCCGGACACTGTGAGTTGATGGTGATCAGTCCAGGGTCCAGGGCATCATCCACAAGGCCAGCAAAGTCGACCTCGTCGGTTTGGATCTGGTTGTTCTCATGGTCGCCAAGAACGCTGTCACCCGCGTCGGTGGCGGCTTTGATATCGTCACCATCACCGTAGATGTCGGTTAGGTGCTGGATCGCATCACAACGGCGGTTCCAGTTGTTGAGGTAAATGCCGCACTGGACGATATCCAGCTCGGAATGGCACTCCGGTTCGGTGCGTTCGGCTTTGTCACAGACGCCTTGGCCATACTCGCCTTCCTGGCAATCTTCGGTTTCTGGGTCGCACTGGTCGCCGCCGTCTCCTTCTCCGTCACCGTTTCCATCACCCCCATCACCCGGGCCATCACCGCCGCCGCCGTCACCACCGCCATCACCATCACCCCCGCCATCGTCGCCGCCGCCATCATTACCACCGCCGCCACCTCCATCATTGCCGCCTTCATCGCCACCTTCATCACCACCCCCTTCGTCACCGCCTTCGTCGCCGCCACCCTCATCTCCCCCTTCGTCACCGCCTTCATCCCCGCCACCTTCATCGCCACCACCGTCACCGCTTCCATCGTCATTACACGAGGAACCCGTGGATTCATAATCCGCCTGGCATTGCCAAGTGCCGCCGGATTCACCGCCGCAAATCTCGGTTGAAGGGTCGATTGCGTAAGTACAACCTTGATAACAAGTTGAAGATGGAGCAGAAGGAGAAGACAGCCCCGTGTAAGGCGCCTGAGTGAGAATCAAACCGGGCTCGCACGGCGGAGTACACTCGATGCCCTCGCTAGTAGACCTTTTATCAACAGGAACGTTTGGCTTCTCACAGATAAAGCCGCGATAACTACCGGCGTCAGCAATGCATCTACCGTTAAATGCATTCGGGTAGTAAGAATCGACCATATCCATACACTCGTTGAGAGACTCCCGAGTGCCGATACTGGTGGCTTGTTTCGCATGAAGGGATGCCGAAGCCAAAAGGAGGCAGACAAGAACGAGAAATGAACGGAGAAAGGTCACTTGGTTACCTACTTTAATAGCCAAAACAGGGCGACAAGGACGGTGAAGAAGTACACCCAGGGCCCGTAATCCATTGTTGTTTCCTCATGAAAAAAGGGGCCGAAGCCCCTTTGTGGGTGGGTGGCTTAGCTCATCATCCGCTTGGCCATTTTGAATGCCAGAATGGCAACGGAGACCAGCAGAACTGCGCCGCCGATCAGTGACACATCAACCGCTTCGATGGCGGAGATAACAGAAGTGAAGTCCATAACGTTTTCCTTTTACTTGAGTGATTTACAGCAAGCGACGTGCTTGCCGTATGGCGAATACCGAAGCCCACACAGTGCCAATGGCGATCAGCAATAGGTTGGCGTCGGTGTATGTCATTGGCGGAAGCCCGAAGGGACCACCGCCGACGACAACTTGTAGCGTGCCGGAGCACAGGACTGATCCGTCCTGGGCGTGTTGCCATGTTCCGTCGCACGCGATTAATTCCATTCATCCGGCCTTACTTGCTGTCGGCTTTGTTGGTGCTGGAGGCCGCTTTGGTCTCGGGCACAACGCCGACGATGTAGGGTTGGGATTTGCCGCCTGCTGCCATCTTGAGTACAGCCAGCAGGCGGCGTTCTGTTGGGCTCTTGAGGTCGGCCAGTTGCTCAAACACCGTGGGGTCCGCGCTGAGTTTGGTGACCTCATAGCCCCGGAAGCTGTCGGCGTTGTCCCCCTGGGGGATCTGGCCGGTGTAGACGGAGCAGTATTTGTTGCCATCAACGTTTACGAGACGGCAGCCGAGCAGGGTGGTGGGGATTTCGAATTGCATGATTATTTACCTTTGTGGGTAGTTAGCAGGTCGTGTTGGGCGTTTAGGCCCGTTTGGGTGTGGGTACTGCGTTTGAAACTGGGTGGCTTCCTCTGGAGCTTGGCTTCTGTTTGCTCACAGAGGGTTTTGGCCTTGGCTTCGGTGTCGGCGAAGCCGGTGAAGCACCATGCTTTGGTGTAGAGGTGCGCGGGTTTTTCAAAGGGCAGCCAGGTGCGTTCAGAAACGAAAAGTCCTGGGCGCAGTTCGCGCACTCGGTACAGGCCACAGGTGCTGTAACTGCGTTTGGCGATACGGCGAAAGATTAGCTTCACGGTAGGGGCGCTCATTGCTGGCCACCTGCGTTGTGCTGGTGGTGTGCCTGGGTGTTTGCTGGGTCAGCAGGAGCGAGAGCAGAAGCATCAGCAGTAGCGCATGTGCGTGCTGTTCCATGGGCAAAACCTGTGTTGTTCATGGCACGGGGGAGGGCGTTAGGGGCTACTAGGCTGGTACCCGCGCCGAAGCGTGCTAGGAATCGTTCGGAGGCGGTTTGGGGGTGTTTCGCCTCTGGGATGAGCCGAGGGCAAGGTTCCGCCCGTGATGGGCTGGTTACTGTAGCGGCGCTTTCCTGCGGGCTGTTATGCCCTTTGGGCATGTTGGGACCAACACCGAAGGCATGCTCATAATCGATGCGAATGTACAGCTGGCGCAGATCTCGGCCTATCAGCTTGCTGGCAAAACGGCAGTAGCGGACGTAGTCCTGGTAACTGAGGCCATCGGCTTCCCAAAGGCGTTTCGCTAAGCTGCCGCACATTCCCGCTGCGTAATCGTGGGGGAACAGATCCGGGTGGTGCCGCATGTTAAAGGCGTCGGCAAACATTCTTTTCAGGTCTGCGCGCCAGTGAGGGATGCGGTGGTCTTGGTAGTTGCCCTGGAACAAGTCGAGGGTTTGGGGTTGGTCTGCATTCATGGCTAAACCTCCCCTTCCTTGAGCTGATCGATCAGGGCGGCCACGTTCACCATGCGGTGTTTGCCGAATTTGATCGTGGGTAGGTAGCCACGTTCTATCCAGCCCTGGACTACGCCTTGCTCGGCACGGCACCAATCGGCGAATTCACGCCACGGCATGACGGGGGGCCAGTCCGGGCTAGAGGTGATTGATTCTTGAAGTTCCGCTACCAT